GGATGTGATTGTTGGCGTCACGGACTGGTAGCGGACTGGGATTGGAAAAGGGGACATGGCAACAATGACGACGTACCCGACCGCCGAGGAACTGGCGCGCAGCCTCGGCGGTCGACGGAATGCCAAGGGTTGGATGGCAAGGTGTCCGGCGCATGAGGATCGCCATGCATCGCTGTCCATCAGCGAGGCTGATGATGGGTCGCGCACGCTCTGGTTCTGCCACGCCAAATGCCCGCAGGATGATGTGAAACGGGCGCTGATCGCGCTTGGCGTGTGGCCGGAGGACATGGCGACAATGGAATTGGTCCAACTGACACGACCGGCGGTCAAGCCGGTGGCGAACCGCAAGGCGGTGGCGACGTACCAGTACCGCGACGCGGACGGGACCGTGGTGCACGAAACCCTGCGGTACGAGCCGAAGGATTTCCGGCAACGGGCGGTGTTGCCTGACGGGTCGCACGAATGGTCACTCGCGAAGGTGTGGACGGTCCTGTACCGATTGCCGGAACTCCTGGCATCCGACGGTCCGGTGTGGATCGTCGAGGGCGAGAAGGACGCGGACGCGCTCGCAGCCACGGGCGCGACCGTGACGACGGTGCCGATGGGTGCCGGGAAGTGGAAAACGCATTACGGGGACTGGCTGCGGGGTCGCGAGGTGCGGATCGTGCCGGACAACGACGAGGCGGGACGGGCCGGTGCGCGCACGATTGCAAAGGCGCTGGCTGGTATAGCCATGTCCGTTGTCGTCGTGACGTTGCCGGTCACGGGCAAGGGCGCGGACGTCTCGGATTACCTCGCAGGCGGTGCGACGCTGGCGGACCTTGAGTCGCTCGTGACGGATGCGTCAGCAAGCGAGGCCATTGCGGTGGTTGATGATGTGCCCGATGCAACCGCGATTGACCACCAGCCACTGACCGATCTTGGCAATGCCGAGCGGTTGATCGCACGTCACGGGCTGAACCTTCGCTACGTGCACGCGTGGAAGTCATGGCTGCTTTGGGACGGCATGCGATGGCAGCGGGATGCGACGGGCGGGGTGATGCGGCTGGCCGCGGAGACGATCCGCGAACTCACGAACGTGGCATCCGCCGAACGATCCCCGGAGATGCCATCCGCACGGCGGACCGCGCTTGTCAAGCACGCCGAACGATCAGAAAGTCGCCAACGGTTGGAGGCATGCCTGGCACTGGCACAGAACCTGCCGGATGTTGGCATCCTGCCGGATGCGCTCGACAGGGACTGGTGGGCGCTGAACGTGGCTACAGGCACGGTAGACCTGCGTTCGTGCACGCTCGCACCACATCGGCGCGAGGACTACATCACGCGCATCGTGGCGTACAAGGGCAAGCCGTTGGCGTGGTTGCCTGGCGTTCGTCCACCGATCACGAAGTTCTATGCGTTCCTGTCGCGCGTCCAGCCCGACGCGTTGACGAGGATCTTCGTGCAGAAGGCGCTCGGCTACTCGATCACCGGGAGCACGCGTGAACGTCGCCTGTTCGTGGCGCACGGCGGGGGCCGCAATGGCAAGACGACCCTGCTTGAATTGATACGGGACATCATCGGCGAAGGTTATTCGCAGGTATTGCCGTCGGACATCCTGATGGCGAAGAAGCACGCTTCGGGGGCGGGTGGCGCATCGCCGGACATCGCGTCGTTGCACGGCGCGCGGTTCGTCCTGTGCGCCGAAACCGACCAAGGCGGGAGGCTGAATGAGGGCCGTGTCAAGTGGGTCACGGGTGATGACACCGTCCAGGCGCGCCGGTTGTACGAGGCACCGTTCACGTTCACGCCGTCGCACTCGATCTGGTTGACAACCAATCACCGACCAACAGTCCGCGACGGTGGCGAGGCGCTGTGGGACCGGCTGATCCTGATACCGTTCGACGTGCGCATCCCGGACGACGAACAGGACAAGACGCTTCCCGAGGCGCTGCGCGCGGAGGCCGAAGGCATCCTTGCGTGGCTGATCGAGGGCGCGCACGGATGGCACCGTGACGGGCTGAACCCGCCGGGTAATGTGCTTGCCGCAACCGACTCGTACCGCGTTGATAACGACTGGTTCGCGGAGTTCCTTGATACCGCATGCGAGGTGCGTGACGGACTGCAAGTGCCAAGCGCCGATCTGCATCGCGCATATGCAGCGTGGGCGGCCGCATCATCCGAACGGCCGTTGACACCGACGGCGCTCGGCATCCTGCTGCGGGAGCGCGGCTTCATCGCGGGCAAGGCGACGGGGGGCAAACGCGTGTGGACGGGCATCCGCCTGGCGCGAGACGTCATGGATGTTGACGGATGATCAACCCGCCACTAGCCGGAACGCTAACAGGTTGCGGTGGCGCGTTTTGGCAAAAATCGGGCGAAAACGAGCAAAGTTCCAACTTTTTTTTCTTCACGAAGGGGGTTTTACGAAAACGGGGTAAAAACGTGCCACTATCAACAAACCTGCCACTAAAGGGAAAGTGCATGGACATGGACGCGATGGACGATGCTGGAGGCCTGTTCAGGGAGATCGTGGCATTGTCCGGCGTTGCGAGAGACGCGCTTGTGACCAGTCATGGCACTGGCATCGGTGCGCAGACGGGTGTGCCTGTGCAATGGTGGATCATTCGCAAAACCAATAATGATGCGCCACGTGGCAAACCACGGCGCACCAGCCACACATGGTGGGCACTGTCCCAGTGTCTTGAGACCGGGGCGTTCGAGGATGCCGTGGCGGCCGATGTCGATCAGGCGCGGGCAAGGCTTGGAACACTCGTCAGGTGGCCGGTCGCGACTGCTGATTGACCGCAACCACTAGACATTACGTCCGTTAGAAAGGTGGGAACTGACACGTCAAAGGGGATGTACCATGACGGGATACTGGCTGGCGGTCGGGTTGGAAATGGCGATGCTCGGGATGCTCCTGGCAATCGCGTTGTGGGCGTTGTTCGATGCGGACCGCCTGCGCGGACTGTGGATCACGGAACGGGAGCGACGGGTGACGGGATCACGCGAGTGCACCTGCGGGGCGTACCGCCGGTGCTGATCGACAATGTGCAGGCGACGTTTGACACGCTGTACGACGATCTCCAGGGTGAGGTCGCCGGACACGTGCAGCGCCTGATGCGGGGGCGCACGCTTGACGCGCTGTCCGCCGAGGATTGCGTGCAAACGGTCTGGACGAAAGTGTGGGCAAACCTACCGACCGTGGAGCGCCGACCCGGTCATGGACGCCATGACGGATTGCGTGCGTGGGTCCACATGATCACGCGCAATACGGTGCTCGACCTTGCCAACCGGGCGCGCTTCCGGCGTCACGTCAGCCTGGCACCGGACGGGATGCTGGATTACGGAACCGTCAACGGGTCCGGCGACGCGGTCCGTACGGACCCGCACTTCGAGGCGTCACCGGCCACCGATCCGCACGAACGCGCGGTAGGTGCCGAAGTCGCGGGCGCACTGAGTGAGGCGCTCGACGTCATGACGGCGCATCAGCGCCGGTGCATGCTTGGCATGCTGGCAGGCCACGACAGCGTGCGATTGGGCGAACGGTTGGACCGGAGCGACCGGGGCGTCCGTCACGCGCTGTTGCGAGGCCGGCGGACATTCGAGGCGGTCGCAGCGCGACGGGGAGTGGACACATGCCGATAGATGCGTTTGGTCTGGCCGAACGGCTGGTGGTGTGGATCAGGGCGCAGCCATCCGGCGTAACGCTTCAAGTCAACACGGACGACGTCTTGCGCGAGTTGCAAGCGATCTACCCTCCACGCGCCGATCTTGGGACGGGTGACGACCTGTGGGCCGCCATCCGCCAGGCTGACGCGGAGGACGAGGAACTCGGCAACGCGAACCAGTGGCGGTCGTTCGTCCTTGTGGCCTGGGCATTCGAACCGGGAGACAGCGTCACAAGCGGCGCGCCACGGACGATCCGGTTCGTGTGCCCGCGGTCCACGTGGGAGGTGGCGCTGTGACGTACGTGCACCGCACCGCGCTGGCGATTGACGTGTGGGAGGCATCCGTGAAACTGTGCGCACGCACGCCGACGGACGAGGAGCAGGCCGCAGCGTGCGCGTACATCGACGTGCTCGTGTCGCACCAGGCGATGCCGGACCTGTCGAGGATCGGCGCGGATGAAGTCGCCGTGCTCGCCAGCGTCGTCGTCCGGCGCACGATGCCGGACGCGATGGCACGCGCATGATCACGCTCGTGCTGCCGTACCCACCGACCGTGAACCACATGTACCGCAGGGCGCGCGGGCATCTGGCACTGACGCCGGAGGCGCTGGCATTCCGCCATGCGGTGCGGATGATCGCGATGGTGCAAGGCGTCACGCCGGTCACCGGACCCGTGGCGGTGTTCCTCGATGCGTACCGCCCGAGGCGTCGGGGAGACCTGGACAATATTTTGAAGGCGACCCTCGACGCGCTCAACGGCATCGCGTACCGTGATGACGATCAGGTCGAGCAGATCACGGCCGTGCGATACGACGACAAGCGCGCACCACGCGTCGAGGTCAGCGTGGTACCGTTGACGTGATCAGTTGCACTTTTGCATTGATCCACGTGAGGCATGATGGCTGAACAGCGATACACCATGACGCAGATCGCGGACGCCTTGCGTGCGCATGGTGGCTTCGTGAGCGACACCGCAGTGCACCTCGGCTGTTACGCCACAACAGTCAGGCGATACATTGCACGGTACCCGGCGCTCCAGCAGATCATCGACGATGAACGCGAGCGCGTGCTTGACGTGGCCGAACGCGCCAACGCCAAACTGATCGCGGATGGACATCCCGAGCAGGTGCGTTGGTTCCTCGGCAAGATGGGCCGCAAACGTGGCTACACCGACAAGACCGAGGTCGAACTAAGCGGACCCGGTGGAGGGCCAATCCGCCTTGACGTTGACCGATTCCTTGACGCTCTCGCCGTTGCAGAGGCTGGCACGGTTGCCACGCCATCTGCAACGCCAGGTGTTGCAACAGGCGACGCGGACTGACGCGGACCTCGGCGCAATGCGCCGGGAATGGCGCATCGTCGGACGTCCGAACCAGCAGCCACCCGTCACTGATTGGCGGACGTGGCTGGTGCTCGCGGGCCGAGGCTTCGGCAAGACGCGCACCGGCGCGGAGTGGGTCCGCGCGCAGGTCGAACAGCACGGACGCCAGCGCGTCGCCATCGTCGGAGCGACCGCAGCGGATGCGCGCGACGTCATGGTTGAGGGCGAGTCCGGCATCCTTGCCGTCGCACCGCCAGGCAACCGACCCGAGTACGAACCGTCCAAGCGTCGCCTGAAGTGGCCGAACGGCGCGATGGCGACCACCTACTCGGCCGACGAGCCGGATCGGTTGCGCGGTCCGCAACACGACGCCGCATGGTGCGACGAACTTGCGGCGTGGCGCTACCCGGAGGCGTGGGACATGCTGCAACTCGGACTGCGTCTCGGCACCGACCCGCGTGCCGTCGTGACGACGACGCCGAAGCCGACGCGCATCCTGCGTG